AAAAAATTCTTGGATATAAGACGTATCCATAATTGAAGTACCACCAATATGCCATTTGTATTCTTGGTTTGACCTTGCCTCGAACCCACCGTCATAATCTTTCCAATTATAAATGGTCACAGGTTTAATAGAGTTAAAATCATAATCCTCAACGACAAGTTCCCATTCGATGTCAACTTTTCCATCGCCTGAGGTATTTGTACATTGTGGTTCACCAAAAACTTTGACAAGTTCGGCGTAAGAGGCTGTAATATAGCCTTGTAGACAAGTCGAGACAAAATTTGCCCTCGGCTTGATTTTATAGTTTTCTGAATTCATAACAACTCCCATTGATTTATTCATTAATTTATAGTACCATTATAACACGTTACCAGCAAATGTCAACCATTTTCTTATAATATTTTGTCATAACGATATAACTTTTTGATATATCACTTGTTCCTATTCAGCACGTCTCTGGAAAGACCACCAAATAGATAGGTAAAATATCCGAAGAATGGAACGGCCAGGATAAGCCTGACATTGTCCTTAGTCAAATTGATTGCTTCACCTAGGAAAAACAATGTCGTAATGACCAAGGCAATCATTCCTATAATACCAACGCCGTAAGCGAGGTCGGTAGCGATTTCTTTATAATCCCTCATTATTACACTCCGTGGGTCATGTGACCGTAGCTGTCGTCACATTCGTTTAGCTTATCGCCACAAATGCATAATTCGTCCTCTTCGATTGAAGGGGCGCCAACCATCGACCTAATTTGGGCCTCGGTGAATCTTTGTTCGCCATCTCTGACTGAACTCATTGCTAGTATTCTAGCTGTTTCATTTGATATAGTCATTTTTTCTCCTTATATTGACCTTGCGTCCCATCTCTGGTCAGCAATGATTTGTAAAATTTCATCTCTATCGTCGTCTGCATGTAACCTATGGTCAATACAAACATCAAATATTTCAGCCTCAAGTAGGCCTTCTCTGTCCTCGTTCTCGAGGTCTTCCTGGATTTGTTCCCAGGCCATATCGTTCTCTAAACAACTCATATTTTCTCCTTTTCCTATTTAATATACAACCATTATACCACAATTGCTTGTTAATGTCAACACGTTGGGTAAAAATAATTGTAAATCGTAAGTTTTCATTTCTTTTATATAGTACCATACCCGGAAGCATATGTCAACACGTTGAACGAAAAAAATAATTAAAATAATGGTTGACATTTAGCTTGTAACCTGTTATAATGGTACCTGAAATGAGGAATTGCACTTTATGAGCGAACAATTTAGAATATTAACAGCCAGACAACACGTCCGTGAAAGGATAGGCATGTACATGGGATCTAGTTCCCGTGAAGACATTGAGCGTTTTGTACTTGGTGACTGGAAGAAGGCACAATACGTCCCTGCCTTATCTAAAATGGTGGACGAAATACTTGACAATTCGATTGATGAAGCAATCCGAACAAACTTCAAGTACTCTAATAAAATAAATGTATCTATTGATGGTGACAAAATTACCGTGACCGATAATGGTCGAGGTATACCACAAGATAAGATATATGACGAAGCCTCAAAAGAAGAAATATTAAGACCAGTAGCTGCATGGACCAAAGTCAATGCGGGTACTTCATTTGATGACGAAAGAGTGACAATCGGTACCAACGGTGTCGGTTCGGCCGCGACCAATTTCCTTTCAGAGAAATTTATAGGTCGTACATGGTCCAATGGAAAGTCAATCGAAGTTCATTGTAAAAATGGAGCTGATACTCTTAATATAAAGAAGGGTGCGAAGGCTGGGTCCGGAACTGAGGTTTCATTTATACCAGACTTTGAACTATTTGAGGTCAGTACTCTAGCTGAATTGGATACTGTGTCATTAATAGAGGATAGATTAATCTCTCTCCAAATGGCCTTCCCTGAAATTAAGTTTCATTTTAACAAGCGTCGTATACAGGTTACTGACCTGAAAAAATATGCAGCTCTATTTAATGACACTACTATTATAGAAAAGAGTGAAAACCTTTCAATGTTCTTTGCCACATCTGAGGACGGATTTCGTTCCAACAGTTTTATAAATGGTGTGAATACAAGACAGGGTGGTAACTACGTAGATTATATTACAAATGGTATCGCTGATGAACTGGCTGTAATGATTAAACGTAAATACAAAATAGAGGTTGTCAAGGCCACTATTAAAGGTGGGTTAACCTTTGTAATGTTTGCACGTAACTTTGTGAATCCTAAATTTGATTCTCAAACAAAGGAACGTCTGACCAATCCAATGTCTAATATTAAAGAACATGTGGAAGCGTCAGAGATTAAAGATTTCCAGTCTCTTGCTAGAAAGATTTTAAATACAGAAGAAATCATTGACCCTATTATAGAGGCTCAATTGGCCAAGAAACTTGCTGCTGATAAACGTGCAGCTACATTGGCTCAGAAAAAATTAAGAAAAGTGAAGGTTGCAAAACACATCGCAGCTAATAAAGATGATGCGACACTTAAAATTGTGGAAGGTGATTCTGCAATGGGTTTCCTATTAAAGGTAAGAGACCCAGATAAGGTTGGTGCATTTCCTTTACGTGGTGTGATTATGAATACCTGGGACATGAAACCAGCTGATGTATTAAAGAATAAGGAATTAAGTGAATTGGTCGCTGTATTAGGACTTGACATTAATAATCCTAATTCGGTTGATGATATGACATATCAATATGTTGCAACGCTTACAGACGCTGACCATGATGGTATCGGTCACATAAGTCCATTGCTTATTGCATTCTTTTATAAATTTTGGCCTCGACTTTTAACTGAACAGAGAGTAATGATTACAAGAACTCCAATTATGATTAGTTCAAAGGGCGATGAAATAGAATGGTTTTATACTTACGAAGAAGCCATTGCATTTAAAGACAAAGAAAAGAATTACAAACACAGATACATTAAAGGGCTAGGTTCATTGACAGAAGATGAATATAGTACTATTATTAATTTACCGAAATACGATGTCGTCACTGTTGACGATGCTGATATGTTTCAAATGATGTTTGGTAAAGATTCAAGTCTACGAAAGGAGTTTATGTTTAAATGAGTGATTTAACTATGTTTACAAGTGAGAATAACTTAGGTACGGCCTATCCGATTTCAAAGGTTGCATTAAATGAATGGAAATCATTCGCAATGTACACAGTTGAATCTAGAGCGATACCGAATATGATTGATGGTCTGAAACCAGTCCAGAGATTTTATCTTTATTCCTCAATACTCAATTCAAAGAAGGATTTTAAAAAGGTATCAGCTGTGTCTGGTATCATTTCCGATTATGGTTATAACCATGGAGAGGCTTCGGCAGCTGGTGCAGGTCAGTTAATGGCAGCGACATGGAATAATAATATATGTTTGGTCGAAGGCCGAGGTTCATTTGGTACTCGACTGGTCCAGGAAGCTGGGGCGGCAAGGTATGTCTATACACGTCTCCATGATAACTTTAACAAATATGTAAAAGATTTGGATTTATCACCAGTTCATGATGACCCAGAACATGAACCACCAGCATTTTATCTGCCAGCCATTCCTTTGGTCCTTATTAATGGAACAAAAGGTATCGCGACAGGATTTGCTACCAATATTCTACCTCATTGTCCTGATAGTGTGACTGAGGCTTGTATTGAATATTTGGAAACATCGGAAATAAAAGAACCAATTAATCTCAAATTTCCAGAGTTTAATGGAACAATAGAACAGAACAAGGAAGACCCTAAAAAGTATATCTCGTATGGCACTTACAACAAGCGTTCAAAAACGCAACTCCTTATTTCAGAAGTGCCATACGGATTCGATAGAGAATCATATGTTAAGGTACTAGACAATTTGGAAGATGAAGGTGATATTGTCTCATATGAAGATCTCTGTGATAAACAAGGCTTTAGGTTCGAGGTTAAATTAAAGCAGAACATCTCTGCAAAATGGACTCGGTCTAAAATAATCAGTAAGTTTAAATTGTCAAAACCATTTGCTCAAAATCTTACTGTAATTGATTACGAAGGAAAACTTCGTGAATATGATGATGCTAGACAGCTGATTAAGGATTTTTGTGATTACCGATTAGGTATATTAAAACAAAGAATCGATGCTAGGAAAGCAGAGTATGAGGAAGAGGTTCGTTGGCTGAATGTCAAAATGGAATTTGTTCAAGCAAATGTTGATGGTCGTATTGTGTTTAAGGATAATACTAGAACGCAGGTCATTAAACAGATAATGCAAGAGACATCGGGCACTGGAGGTGACACAAACCGATTGCTCGCATTAAGTATCTTAAACCTTACAAAAGAAGAGATTGTAAAACTTAAGAAACAAATTGCAGAGTCCAAACGAACCTTAAACTTTTGGAAAAAGACCTCACCAATCAACCAATTTAAAACAGACCTTGAAACCTTATGAATAAAGAAGAATATAAAGTCACAGAGTCCGAAAGTAGAGCTAGAAGATTAGCGAAGGACCTATCTGATGAACGAAAAAGATTAAAACAAGAACTTGCAGAATTACAACAAGAGAATGAAGAACTCACCCCCACCACACCTACTGGGACACTGGATTGGTATGTTAAATGGGTAGCCACAATGTTGGCCGTAGGTGGTGTTTTCCTTATTAGTGCTGGCCTTCCTCAATATGGGAACATATCGTATTTGTTTTCCACAGTGTGTTGGGTATATGTCGGCATGGCTTGGAGTGATAGGGCTATTATGATTGGGTCCTCCATCTCGGGAACAGCAGTCGCAATGAATTTAGTAACAGGAGTAGTATGATGAATAAATCAACAAAAGGGAATAGAAACTTTGACAAGGAAGCAAAGGAATTATTAATTGGTCTTTCTGAAAGGCAATTATATAGATTATTTGATATAGTCCATAAAGAGATGAAAGGACCTATGACAGAGGAAAGAAAACTTGAACTGCAAGCTGTAAAACGCGCAGTCAGATCTCATCCATATACCGAAGCCTATAAAATTGACAGACTTATTAATGGTTATCAATCAGAAATGGCCAGAACTGGTCGACCTAAAGATGGGCAAAAGACTTTAAGATAAAAGTGTCATACAAAAGTGTCATACTACTTTTTCGTACATAAAAATGTCGACAAAACACACTTTTTCGTACATAAAAATGTCATACGTACACGGCATAGACATAAAAAGTGTCATACTTTGTCATACTAATAAGTCGTAATATAAACCATAAATTCTTTTGGCAATAATCGCATGTGGTCATTGTCAAATAATTTTTCCCTTAATGATTCATCCATAAATCTTAACCGGTTTGTATCATTAAAGGCTTTTAAAATCTTATGTCTAAACTTATGGAATTTTTCAGCGGAACCATACTGGGCATCAATATGAACATTAATTGCACAATGTCGAACATGGGCTGAAAGATAATCAACGTGATCTAAAAGAAAATTCAATTCAGCTCCCTCAGCATCAACCTTTAAAAAATCAACGTGATCTAAATCATACTTGTCAATCAATTCTCTGAATGACATTAATCTACATTCTTCCTCTTCGTCCCTATAATCTGGGAACTTATAAATGTTACCTCTATCAATATCAGTCTTACCAATGGCTGCGTTTATCGCGTGAACTTTTGGTGTTGCAGTATCCATATAATATTCACCAACATTTTTAATTGCGGTCTTTAATAGTCTTTTATTAGGTTCGACCATAAGAACTTTGTCAGCACCAAGATCTAGAGCTCTTGCAGAGAACATTCCATTTCCTGCTCCAATATCAATAACAGTATCTCCTGGAAGTACATCGTACCACCATTCATATTTTTTGGTTTCAAAAAAGGTGTTGTGAAGTCGAGCGACCTCATTGATAGGAAGACCATCGGTGTCCATCTCATACGAAAAGCTTTTTGTTCTCATGTTAAATTCCTCAATTTGGATAAATAGTATAAAGCAATATATACTTATTTATAGGATTTGTAATGCCCGAAATTATTAACAATTATCTTTCTCCAGCTTCGTTTACTATCAGTATTGATAGGATGCCAAATGTTGAATTTTTTACACAGAGTATTTCATTACCAGGTGTAAGTGGTTCACCAGTAGAATTTGCGACTCCGCTGAGAACAATGTATCAGCCTCAAGACCAACTCAATTATGATGATATTACTCTATCATTTATAGTTGACGAACAGATGAACAATTATAAAGAGATTTTAAATTGGATGGAAGGACTAGGTTCTCCTGAAACATCAAAACAATATGCTGATTATAAAAAGAATAATGCACAGATTGGTATTACTTCGGACCTAAGTGTTATTATAACAAATAGCCATAAAAATCCAAATATTAAATTTACTTTTAAGGAAGCATTCCCAGTATCATTAGGTGGTATTGAGCTGAATGTGAATACACAAGATATTGCATATGCAACTTGTGATGTTACTTTGAGATACGAATCGTTTATATTTGAAACCATTTAAACGGTTGACATTACATTCTTTTCGTGATATAATGGTACTAAAATAGTACAACAGGACTCTATATAATGAACACAGATGATATATCAAAAATATGGGCAGCAGATTCGTCAATAGACGAGACCAATCTAGTTGCAGAAAGCAAAAAGATTCCACAGCTCCACAGCAAATATTACAATCTCTATTATAGGGAAGTACTTCGCGTTAAGAAACTCAAAGCAGAATACAAAGAACTTGAAATGGAGAAACGTCATTATTATGATGGCTCTATGGACGAACAAACTCTAAAAGAACATGGTTGGAAACCTTTTCAGTTAAAGGTATTACGTAACGATATCGACAAATATATTCAAGCAGATAAAGATATTATTAAAATGAGTCTTACTGTAGATTATCATTCAGCAAATGCAAATTATTTAGAGGATATAATAAGAACAATACACAGTAGGAACTTTATCATTAAAAATATGATTGACATATTAAAGTTCCAGGCAGGAGATTATTAATGTGGGATAAATTTTTAGAGTGGGGTTTCAAACGAGAAGCAGAGAATCAATTTAAGGACGTCGAGGAAGAA